CAATGCTCTCGATCCTACGTTCTGGCCGGGTTGTGAGACCTGCTCTCGGTTCGTGTCTGGCGTCGACCCCAGTGTATACCTAACTGCAGCAGCAATGGTGGACGGAGGCTTCAGGGCTTATTCGAGTATGTCAGAGCCAAGGGACAAGGCCGACAAAGATGAAATTGATTACTTCAAGCGAGAGCAAACTAGAGGGGCGTGCAGCATTGTTCTTGAAGTCCTGCGCCGACATGCGAGGAACAAGCCATGACCGGCCCCACCATAGCCAAGCTCCGCGCGGAGTGCCTAAAGCGCTACCCGGACGCACCGGACTACGAGAGCAGGATGCAGATTCTGATAACTTTAGCGATCTTGGCCGGCCTCCTTATCGGTGGCGCCAAGGCTTTTCTGTGAGGTGAGTAATGCCGAGCATAAACCACAACACGTTAAGGCCCTGCAAACACGCCTCGCTGTACGCTGACACCTGCATACGCTGCAAATTGTCCAGAGAGCGCGCCGAAGCAACGAAACACTGGCCCCGCGATGTGCTGGGGCATTGGATGGGTATTTGCCGTGAGGAGGCGAAGCGATGAGAAGCAACATAATTAATTGTGCCAGCGATCTGATGACTGATTTCCTATATTACGACCGCAAGGAAAGCGAATATGTTCCGATGTATGCAATCGAGGATGCCATAATTAATGGCGAAATTACTATCGATGATCTAGTCGATGTTTTTCGCAAGGATATTCAGTCCGCCGTTGATGAGCGCAGGAACGGGTAACCATGTACGCCTACCCCAGAGTCAAAATGAAAAATCTGATACGCGTTTTATTAACCCCGAGCTGCTGGTTTAGAAACTACCCTACATGCCCTTATGTAGATGATCTTGTTAATTCCCTTCTAGATCATAATCAGATTCAAGCGGTTGACCGCCATAGCGCAGTTATCGGTGGGCGCACTATATGGATAAGTAATTTCCCATATGCCTCAGGAACTATTTATGAGGGGTCTAAATGTACCGGAATGCCATCACGGCGGACAGTGTTTCGTCTTCACGACTGTATAAGCAATAAAATAGCACTGACTGGCCCATCTGAGCGTGCGTAAGTGGCGCTGCACCCAATGCCAGGAGTGGCACGATTAACTAAGGCCCGAGTTGGCGAGGAGATGAATGTGAGCCTGGAAGATGAAATACGTAGCCAGCAGATACGAGCAGGTGAGCAAGCAGTGATTGAAAACCTAGAGCGCAAGCTGGGCGGCAAGGCAATCGAGCTTGTTGGTGGAGGGGCGCCAAGTGGCTTGGTCGCCCCAGGAATCGCTTCGATAGCGCAAGGCCGGAACAATGGCCGATGGGTTGATCTGGACAAGCTGAATGAGCCGGGCGTTCTGCGCGCGAATATCCTTCGCGGCATCATCAAGCTGCCGCCAGATTTCGGCGAACTGCAACCGCTGCTTGATCGCATTACAAGACTGGAAGCGCTGGTGCGGGGCGTGGAGATAGACAGCTACGGCGAGGTGTTCTTGGAGCCTGTCGGCTCGGAATATTGGTGGACCGAGCGCGACAACCTGCTGGCGGCCAAATAACCCTACAACGAAGGCCCGCTGCTGGGCCTGTTTCTTTACTGTGAGGAGTGTGTATGACAGATCAGGTAAATGCGTTAACAGTGGTACTGGAGTGCGATATTAGCCAAGAGCGAGCAACCGAGTTGGCTTTGATAATTAACATGCTGAAGGGCGTCAGTCTGGTTACGCCAAATGTTGCCAGCCCTGTGGACCATATTGCACAGCGTAGGGCTCATCGAGAGCTGTCAGATAAGCTCTGGGCCGTGTTGTATCCGGAGTAAGCCTCCCTCTTCCCCGCCCAGTGCACTGGAACAAAGCTGGGCGTGGTTTCAACGATAGTCTTGCCTCCCCACCACAACTGCTTAACGCGATACTTCCCGGGCTTGCTGCCCCGCCTTGTGCGGCTCATGGCTAGTTGTCGGTTTCTTTCATGGCGGGCCTATGAGTTAACGGAAAGCCGATTGCCTTAACTTACGGGCTCGCTGAAGAAAGGATGCAGAAATGCCGGTTACGTCTCCGGCTCCTCAGTGTTGCCACGTACCGCTAGGGCTGGCCACTGAGGACGGTTTAGGGGTGTTGGCCGATGCTGCAGTTCCGAACTGTCGGCCCAGCTCCTCATAACGCTCCAGCAGCTTAGCTTCGGCGCCCTGATATGCGTTCGCACATCACCGGAGCCGCCCACCCATCTTAGCAAACCCTACCGCCCCGTCAACTCGCCTTGGCTCAATCTCGGATCAGCCTTGGCGCAACTTGGCTCATCAGGCCGTACCATTTTAAGAACTCCGAGCTAAAAGCCTGCGGAAATATTTTGGCCTGAGCGCATAAAACGCTTGCGGTGGCTCTGCCGTATGCTATCATTTGGTTGCCAGCTGGTCCCTGGTTACAAGACATGACAGAATAGTGATTAGAGCCTTTATCGGTGATAGTCCGACCAGCGTTCATTCTGTCGCGTTGTTCGGGGACCAGCTATTACCGATAAGGGCTTTTTCTTTGCGCGCGATTTGGCTAACTCCTGTCGCCATCCTCTGAAAACCTACCTTCGGTAACTCGGCAGCCTCTCTAGCGTGGGATAGCCTAACCGGCATCTGAGATGGCTTGTAAACCCGTTACCGGTGATTAAAGCGGGCGTGGTGGCAAGGTCATTTATCGACTGTGTACGTATATTGGAGAAATCCTTGCGGGCAGTGTCGATACGATGGCGTGGAGTGCCGCGATCTATACCACTGTTGGTGGCGAATAAGCTCCAAGGGAGAGACTAACAGACGGCTCCCCAACTGACGGCTCTGCAAGCTCTACAGCTCGGACATGTCAGCGGCCTTGGTTCGACCTTCGGGTTGGCTAAGGCCCTGTTTTGCCCTCAGGATGCAGATACGCCCAAACATGTGATTAGGAGATGCCTGTGATTGACTGCCCGCTGAATCGGAACAAGGTTAAAAGAGGGTCACAGCTGAGCTGGTCGAAGCTAAATGAATCTGATGTAGCCAGCATATTAAGCCTGGTGGAATACCGAGATAAGTTAAAGCGCGAACTGGCAGAAATGACTAATGCCAAGATTGCCGAAAAGTTCGACGTTCATGTCCGCACTATTGATCGAGTGACGACTGGTGAAAACTGGTCGCATGTGGTGGCTGGATAATGGACTATCAAGCATTTTTGAATAACAAACATTTTAGGATGGATCAGACAGGTTTTGATGTTGATTTGTCTGAATACCCATTGATGGATTATCAGCAAGCTATAACCGCTTGGGCGCTGCGCAGGGGTCGTGCGGCCATATTCGCAGACACAGGATTGGGTAAGACCATTATGCAGCTGGTATGGGCTGCGGAGGTCGCTAAGCACACTGGCGGCGAGGTTCTTATACTTGCGCCATTAGCTGTTTCCTCACAAACGATCGAGGAAGCTAAAAAGTTCGGCATTCCGTGCGGCGAAATAATAAATTATGAGCAGCTGCACAATATTGATCCGGGTAAATATGTTGGCGTTGTGCTTGATGAGTCATCGATTCTAAAAGGGTTTGATGGAAAGGTTCGCCGTCAAATAACCGAGTCATTCGCCAATACGCCGTATAAACTTTCCTGCACAGCAACACCATCACCCAATGATTTTATGGAGCTAGGTACTCAGTCTGAGTTCCTTGGCATCATGTCACAGACTGAAATGCTGGCTATGTTCTTCATTCACGATGGCAGCGATACTAGCAAGTGGCGCTTGAAGGGGCATGGCAGAAAGAAATTCTTTGAGTGGCTCGCCGCTTGGTCTGTGTTTATCAGCAAGCCATCAGACCTCGGATTTGCGGATGATAAACACGACCTTCCTCCGCTGCACTACCATGAGCATATTATCGACTCAGGGATTATCGACGGCCTTTTCGCACCAATTGCGCAAGGACTGCAAGAGCGTAATACCGCTCGTCGCGACACCGTTGACGCCAGGGTTCAGTTGGCGTCTGAAATAGCAAATGAGATAGATGGGCAAGTTCTTATATGGTGTCATTTGAATGACGAGAGCCAGAAATTAACCGAGCTAATAGCCGGGTGCGTTGAGGTTACTGGATCGGACAAGCCAGAGCATAAAATAAAATCCATGCTAGATTTTTCGCATGGCGAATTGCGGGCCATGACGACTAAGCCAAAAATCGCAGGGTTTGGGATGAACTGGCAATCGTGTAATCACATGGTTTTTGTAGGTTTATCGGACAGCTGGGAGCAGTTCTACCAAGCCGTTCGGCGATGCTGGCGGTTCGGGCAGAAAAAGCCGGTGCATGTACACATCATCAGCGCAGACATTGAAGGCGCTACGCTAGTGAATATAAAGCGTAAAGAGGCGCAAAACGCCGAACTGAAAGCCGAAATGATCGCCATCATGAAAGATAAAACGATGGTGGAGATTGGTCGCGCGTCAACGCAAAAAACAGAATACGCACCCAAACAACAAATGGAGTCGCCAGCATGGCTGTAGTCGATCAAATTATTACCGAGAAGTACGCCATTTATAACGGCGATTGTGTCGAAGTGGTTTCTGAGGTCAAGAGCGATTCGGTAGGTTTTTGTATTTATTCGCCGCCGTTCTCGTCGCTGTACACGTACTCTAACAGCGACCGTGATATGGGGAATTCAAAAACAAACGCTGAATTCATGCAGCACTTTGGTTTCCTCGTTAAGGAACTGTACCGCGTGTTAAAGCCTGGTCGGATCATGGCTGTGCATTGCATGAATCTGCCATCGTCTAAGCAGAATGATGGGTTCATCGGGATAAAAGATTTTCGCGGCGATCTGATCAGGCTTTTTCAGTCAGAAGGGTTTATTTTCCATTCGGAAGTTACCATATGGAAAGACCCTGTACTGGCTATGCAGCGCACCAAGGCAATCGGCCTCTTGCACAAGCAGCTTAAAAAGGACTCCACAATTAGCCGTCAGGGTATCCCGGATTATCTCGTTGTGATGCGCAAGCCTGGGGAAAACGATGACCCAGTCGATGGTCCGCTGTATTATTTTGTTGGTGATGACAACTTGCCGGATCAAGATGAAATTACACGTGGCGATGGGTCGGTAGCAAAAATACCTCGCGGCAGCGCCACTGTAATCGATGTATGGCAACGATACGCGTCACCAGTATGGATGGATATAAACCAGACCAGAACGCTGCAATTCCAGTCCGCGCGTGCGGCAGACGATGAGCGCCATATCTGCCCGCTGCAATTGGATGTCATTGAGCGAGCCATGCAGTTGTGGAGCAAGGAAGGTGACGTTGTGCTTACTCCGTTCTTGGGTATTGGTAGCGAGGCTTACGTAGCCGTTAAGATGGGTCGCAAAGCTATCGGCGCAGAGCTGAAGCCATCTTATTTCCAATTAGCTGCACGAAACATGGATGAGGCCACGCGCAACCAATACGAAATGTTTGCATCGTGATAGTTACTCGCGAATATCTATTGGCCCACCGGACGGCAAAGAAGTCATGGACGAAGGCGCAGTTCGATGTACTCGGGCTCAATTATCCGCCATGCGCGGGGTGGATGAATCAGGCAAAAGGTCTACAGTTAACAGAGGCTGAGCGGGTGCGGTTTGAAGAGGCAAAATTTGATGTCACGGACAACAAGCTAGCCCGCGTCAAACGTGAGATCCGATCATTCAGCAGCGACACAATTGCACATCTTGTAGAGTGGATTCGTCGGCTATAGCCAAGGGGCAATAATGAAAGAACTAGCCGTATTGATTAGTTCTCATCTCGGGCAAATGGAGTTGCCGGTATCGACAGTGGAGTTATTCCAGAAGGTGTTGGATTACCTGTCCAATGATTGCAAAAAGACGGGAAAGTTTGACTTGAGCGATGTAGCGCAGCCGCCTAACCTCAATGGGGCCAAATGGCTGGAGTGGGTGGACAATCGCAAGGCGTGCGGCAAGCAGGTAACGAAGGTAGCAGCGAAGAAGCAACTTGAATTCCTCGCGCAGTATCCGCCAGTTGTGCAGGCGGCGATCATCGATCAATCCATCATGAATGGCTATCAAGGGCTGTTCGCTCCGAAAGGTATTCAGCATGGACAAACTGGATTCAGTAACGCAGGCAATCCAAGACCGGACACTTCCGCAGCTGGTCGAGTCCGCGCAGAAGTCGAGAGCGCAAGGGCCAAACGCGCCGCTGTCAGTGGAGCTGACGGAGTGGTTGTGGCAGATGATGGCCAGCATGTACGGTCATCGGTGGGTGAGCAGCTACGGGGCTCCAGTGGACCCGGACAACGTGTGGCGGAGCTGCTTGAAGGGGATTACCGAAGAGAACCTTAAAAATGGGTTGAATCGCTGTGCGCTGGAGTGTCAATCCTGGCCGCCGACCGCACCCGAGTTCAGGGCCCTGTGTCTCAACTGGTCCGATGGCAAAGACGTGGATTGGGAGCATCGCCGAATTGCTGCACAGGACCGCGAGCAGGCAGAGCAACCGAAGCGGCTGGAGAACCTGACCTACCGCGAGCGGCAACGGGAAATCGGCAGAGAGCGCATGCGCAAGCTGCGCGAAGAAACTGGAATCTAGGGGGATGCATGGCGGATGACAATACACCGATAGTGCCGCAGGATTATTTGTTTGGCATCAAGGTGGTGGACATAGGCGATATTCGTGTAGCGCGAGGCATGACCCGCAGGCCGCCAGCAACGTGTGCCCATCGAAAAACCGTATATGACCCAAGTGAGAGGCGGATATGGTGCAGCGATTGCGAGGCAGAAGTTCAATCGTTCGACGCGTTTGTTATGCTGGTTCAACAGTGGCATGTTGCGCATAAGCGGCTAGATGACCGCATGGCTAAAGTTGAGGAGTCGGAGTCGCGATCGTTAGTTAGCCGAGCATCGAAGGTGATGGATGCTGCGTGGAGAGCCCATAAGAGCGTTCCTATGTGTCCGCATTGTAGCGTGGCTATTTTGCCAGAAGATGTTACGGCTGGCGTGGCTACTACATCAAGGGCGCTGGTCATGGCTAGGCGCAAAAGAGATGCTGAGAAAAAGAAATGAAAAACTATCGGCGCAAGTTACGAGAGGAGACGGGGATATGAATAACTGCAATTGCGGGAAGCCGGTAAGGCTGCGTGGACTGAAGGTTTCGATAGACCGCAAGAAAGGTATCAATCACTGGATTGAGCATATGGATGGGTCGAGATTTTCGGATGGTTGCACAGACTCTGTTACCGAAAGCCTGGAAATGAAGCCGTATCCTAAAGTCCCTGCATGGGATCGTATGATTGCTGCATGGGATGCCAAAACGGCGACCAACTAACCGCCCCACACGGGGCCTACAGGGTGGAGGGTGTATGAAAGTTGCAATCAATGCATGTTATGGCGGGTTTGGTCTTTCGGATGCCGCGTACGAGTGGCTTATCAGGGAGAAGGGGTTGCCCGTTCGCGCATATGCCGAACAAGAGCGCGACCCGGTAACTGGCCTGTATTTGGATCAGCCGCTTAACGATGGCGAAGTTCTGTTTGACAGAGAAGCCTCGGCTGCATCGGAGCTGGATGCAGAAATGAGTAGAATGTGCGGAAGGTTTTGGGAAACAGGGTGGCTAACTGAAGACCGCAAAAATACGATGCTCATAGAGGTGATAGAGGCGCTAGGGGCGGCAGCGAATGGCCGCTTTGCCAATCTCAAAATTGTCGATGTGCCCGATGATGTCGAGTGGCAGATAGAAGAATATGCCGGCTACGAGCATGTGGCCCAAAATCACATGACCTGGGGCTAGCCATGAAAATCGAGCAGCAGAAGCAGGAGTTTCGGCCGGTGGTGGTAACGCTGGAATCTCGCGAAGAGTGGATTCTTTTATTGGAGGTTTTGCATAGTGCGTATACAGGCAAGGTCATCACCGCTGTCGCTGCGGAGTTTGCGGACGATCTGCACAGTCAGTTGCACACCAAAACCACAACCGTATAACCACCATCCGCACTGAGCGGGGAGAAGAGAATGGAACATGACAGCAATTTATGCAATCCACTAGGGCCAAAGTTTGCGCAGTCGCAACAAGATTTAGCGATTGGCTTCGCCGGCAAGCAATACAACCCGAATCAAGACTACCTCGACCGCGTGGCGCTGGAGGCGATGAAGGTGCTTGTGGCTCGTCCTGATTATTTCGTAGGGGAGGCATCATCGACGAGGCTTGCAGCAGATAGCTACCTAATTGCCAGTGCCATGCTGAAAGAGCGCAGCCGGGAGGTGGGGGAATGAGCTATTCAATTCTGGTTGAGTCGCTGCGCCACTTGGACAGGGAGACAACAGGATTTCGCAAAGAGCTTGCCGGGGTCACCTTGTACAGCAAGGCAGCCGACGAAATCGAGCGCCTGACCGCAGAGAACGAGGCTTTGAAAGCTGCCGCCGATCGGTATCGGTTTATCGAGAAAGTTGGAATGCCGGACATGGCTGAGTTCTGGCCTGCGATCAATTTAGACACCATGCGGTATGAGTGCGACCGGGCATGGAGCGATATTTCGGATAAGGGGCTGGGGCTGAGTGCAGCCATTGATGCAATGATCCTTCAGTTCGGCCCAGATGTGGCCAAGGAGCAATCATGAGCGATACAGTTTTAGTTAGAGTGTGGGTTGCCACAAGAAAAGTTGGGTCTGAGTGCGACACGGTAATTGATTTTGAAAAGGAAGATTGGGAGGGCATGTCAGATAATGAAAAAGACGAGGCATGCAAAGAGACGATGTGGGAAATGTGTGATTGGGGGTATGACGAAAAATGACAGCCAGATCCGAGCAATTCCGCCGCTTCGAGTATTCAACCAACCTGACCACTACAGCCAAGGACATCGAGCGTACAGCGCTGCAAAGGGATATCGATGCATGGCTGAGGGCGGGCAACACGATTCAGGTCGCCCCGCCGCTGGAGGTAAAGCCCAGACCAATACGCAAAGCGGTTGAGCCAGCCCCGGTAGCCAGCATCAAGGAAAAGCCCACTCCACCTCCACCCAAGCCCTGGAGCGAGGACGAACTACAGGCCGTGCGCTACATGAAGGCCAGGGGCATGAGCAACGCATCATCCGCTATGGCCCTCAATGCCGTATTCGGCAACGGACGGACATCGGGAGCGGTCAAGGCCGCCAGTCAGGCTAACCGGATATACCGAGCACCGGTCCCGAAAGTCAAAAAAGTTATTATCCCCAAAGAACCAACACCCCACCCTAACGCATGGACGCCCGAGGAAGATCAATTACTCCGCTCCCTGTGCTATGCCGGCCTTTCCGTCGATGACATCTCCCAGCGCTTTACAGAGGCCGCCATTGGCATGATCCGAAGGCCGCAATCCATTTACTACCGCTGCCGCATACTTCGCATCGAAATAGCACGCCGGTACACGCTGCAAAAATAAGGTGCGAAAGTGCTTGCGTGTAGTATTGCTATGTACTAGTATTACTTCATCGACAACGCAGACGGAGCAACAAAAAATGATCAACGCAGAAATCATCGAAGGCGTCACCTACTACTCGGCAACCGTTCGCGGCGTCAATTACAGCGCCTACCTTACCTGCTTCGGCAGCTGGTGCGTGCACACGAGCCGCGCCGCGCTCGGCCGCAAAAACGTCGGCAGCTACAAATATTTCGACACCGTCGCCGAGGTCGCCTCGGGCGTGAAAGCATTCGCCGGCCTCGATGTGCTGCTGGCGGCATAACAACAACCGCGCCCGCCCCGGCGGGCATCACTGGAGGTATCACAGCATGGCGGGGACATGGGAAATCGTTTCAGGATTCAACGACGCGGAAGCCGAAACAATCGCTGCGCGGGTTTTCGCGTCGGACATAAACCAAATGCTGCAAATGCAATATGCGGACAGGCACGGAAATGTGTCGGAGGCTGATGCGCGCCGCTATCTGCAGGAGCGCGTAGCCGCCAGCGACATTGTCGAGTGCCGACTTTCAGTGACGCCGATCGCATCCTAACCGCCCCGCGCACGGATGCGCACAACGGAGCACAAAGCCATGGAATACGTAGCAATAGCCGTTCTAACGCTCCTGCTGAGCGTAGGGGCGCTGATCCACTTCGAGGGCATGGCGGCTATGCGGAGGAAGCTGGGCGCCTCAGAATCGCGCGTGGACTACCTCACAGCGGCTCTGTGGAATCTGTCGCTGAATGCCAAACTATAACCGGAGCTGTAGACGTTGAAAAAGAAACCCGCCAACCCCTACATGGACGCCTACCGCGAGCGGCAAGAGGCTGACGACATTGTTATTATTCAGGCAAGGGCGCCCCGTAAGAACCGACCGGACGTGCTGAAATACTGCGCCAAACTCAGAGCAAAGCACCGCGCCGAGCTGGCGAAGGAGGGGAAGTGACCAAACTCGACGCCTTCTTATGGGGCATGGCAGCCCTTATACTCGGCCTTACCCTGACCGGACCGGCCTCTGGATTTGTGCTGCTGGGGGCAGCCCTGATGCTCCTGCTGGTGGTTGTGTGATGGCAGAATCATGGCGCTGCCAGACGCTGGAGCAGCTGGAGAACTGTTTTCGTCACCTGAAGGACTTCATGCCGGAGACTGGGTGGCGAGTTGAGTACAAGCCGTGGAAAGACGCTCGGTCCATCTCGCAGAATGCACTTTCATGGATCTGGTACAAAGAAATTGCCGATCACATCAGCCTAAAGACGGGGCTGGGGCCATTCGATGATCAGGACCTGCACGACCGGCTTCTGGTTGAGCGATACGGCCACGAGGCCGTCACAATTGGATCTGTGGAAGTGCTCCGCGTGCCGCGCTCGAGCAAGTTCGACAAGGGCAAGATGCACGAATTTCTACAGTGGGTGGAGGTCTGGTGCGATGACCGAAACATCAAGCTATCACGCCCCGCCAACTCCGAATACCAGCGGTACAAGGAGGCCCAGCTTG